AGGCGGTACCGAAGGATCCGCCGCCCACCTTGTCGATGGCCATGATGTAGTCCGAGTTGTTGATCACGACGGCGAACACGAGCTCATGGTTGTTGAGCATGATTTCCCTCTTCCCTTAGGGTTTTCATGGGTAGACCCGACACAGTGTGCAAGGTCTAGACCGGACACAGTCCGAAGACTGTGTCCTGCCCGGTGGGACGTAGGTACGATTCACCTCGAAACCATCCGAGGATGGTTGAGAGATAGCCTCGATCATGTCCCACCTAGGGAAGAAAGGGGGTTTGAAGGCCTACCCGCCTAGGTTCAGGCTAGGTTGCCAGCGATATGCAGTTCTCAAGTGGGCTCGCGCCCTCACGTGCGTTCCCTTTCGCGCCAACATGGGCGGGTCCGGTCCTACAGGGTTGTAGCCCCTGATGGGCACCCTCTCGGGCATATTGCAGATCTTTGGCCAAGTGATGCACCCGGGAGCCTGTTTCCCGTCTTGCTGTCGTGCGGTTCGATCCTTGCGGATCTGGGTTTCGCTGTCAAGACCCCAGTTTCGGGGAGTTTCGAGCGGTCTTGCTTGACTCGAACCTAGCGGCTCTCGCCTTGCCTGTCTAGACCCCAGTTTCAGTGGCTTGGCTTGGTTCTCTGAGGTCGTCAGTCAGGTAGGGTCCGCCACTAAGGTCCGCCCATTTCAGTGAGGCGTTCAGTTGCCCTCACCTAAGTGAGGCTTTGCCCGGTGTCCCGGGTCCTCACTGTCCTTCGTCCGTATCTCGTTGTTGAACCTTGCCTCGCCACCGGTTTCGCTGGTGACAGGCAAGACACTAGGGGTTACCCGAGGTAACACCAATACCCACATTGTACTGACTTTTGTTTGCGCAGGTCAGAGGGTGTTTGGGGCCCTTCCCCTTCCCCGCTGGCAGGGTGCGTACGCGTGCGCGTAGAGAGCACGTGGGGCAGGCTTGCCCCCAGAAGGGCTCACAAGGGGTCACAGGCGGCCCCGTAGGGCCGCCCTGGTCTCATCTATCCAGAGGCAGGCTTACGGGCCGTTCTAGGGCCCTTCCAGGGCTTCTCTCAATGAGTGAGTAGTTGAACCTTGAACCAAGTCGCCGGCAAACAGGTTTGTGCGAGCTTTGTACCCTAACTGTCATGGCAAAGAGAGAGCGCCCCGAAGGGCGCTCCTCTGGTCTAGACCTCTCGCCTGATTATGCGACGCACGTCCAGGCGGTTGCGGATCATGTTGTCCTGGTCCCTCAGCCTGTCCCGTGCCTCACGATGGTCCTGGGCGGTGGCCTCAGGGTCGTACAGGCCGTATCGTTTCTCCATCTTCCGCAGGTAGTCACGCCGGGCGGTGGGGGTGGACGCGTTGGTCCACCCGAGAAACTGGTTCCCGCTGATCATGGCGTACCGCCCGACCTCGGGGACGAAGAACACGCCTCTCAATCAAAACCTCCGGAGGATGAATCGGGCCACGCGCTGACGCACGGTGGCCTTGGGAGCGGGAGAGGGGAGGGTCACGAAGGGAGCAGCGGCCAGCTTCTCAAGGGCAGCCACCACGGGGCAGACCTCACGGTCACGGTCGAATGCCGCCACCAGGTCAAGCCAGGCACCCTCGGCATTCGCGTTGTCCGCTGCCTCAAGCTGCTGAGCGTTCATCGCTGCCTCCCTCTCTCGCGTATGTGTGTTGCGCCGCACACGCTGCCCCTACGTGGGCTCACGCGTCAATACCCATGCACACGATCACTCCCATTCATTCACACTTCCTCCACATGTGTAGGGCTCGCCCCGAAGGCGAGCCCCTTACAGTCATATGTGTTCATGGATATTGGTCCTTACATCCGAATGGACTAGACCACATGGCCCAAGTGGACTAGACCAGTGTGGTCACCTGCCTGTATAGATGGGTGTCTATATGAAAACCATTGCCAATAAGACATGGATAGTGGTGCTGCCCATGTGTGTGCGTCTACACGTGCGTAGACAGGGGTGGTGGGTGGGTGACTATCCCCCTCACCATGTGACATTGCACTGCCTCCATGGCCACACATGTATGCACATGCGCTCACATGCATACACATGCACGCACCAGGCGTGGTCTAGACCACATGTGATCAGAGTGGTGTAGACCAATGGTCCAGACCGCGGTATAGACCAATTTGGACAGTGGTCTAGACCTCTCCGACCAGTGGTGTAGACCAATGGGCCCACAGGTCTAGACCGGTACCCGGGGGTTTTAAATCGCGGCTCTGGGTGGGTGGGTCAGTCCCCATCCAAATGTTGCATAAAGACTGTGACCTACGTCACACCATGTACGAACGATCCTTGTCCTGCTTGGCCTCTGACTACGTTACCAAATCGTTACAAAGATGTTTGTCCCATAGGTGTCCGGTGGACTACGTATATATAGTGGGGGAACCAGTGAACACATGTGCTCATGGAGCGAAGCTCGTGGGAGGCGCCCCCCTGAAGGGGCGCCTAGACATCACACATCCTCAACATCGCTCATGAGAGCAACAGAGTGCACATACTCACATGGTCATCATGATGTGCATGCTTGATGCTTGGGCAGCCCCCTGAAGGGCTGCCCTCATGCATGTAAAGTGAGTAAAGTCCTTAGCCTTGCTAACCACCTGCTCTGTGGTATTTATCCCCCGCTCAAAAAAGCGGCCCCCTGAAGGGCCGCTGTGAAGCATGTCAATCATGAGGTAACTATGATCAGGGAGCTATCCACTCCACAGAAGAAGTCGGCGTTTCACAGGCTTGTCCAGGCTGGCGTCCCCCGCACTAAGGCTGCGGATGAAGTCGGTGTAACACTTCAGGCTGTAAGCTACTGGCGTCGACAGGACGCCGAGTTCCGTGCAGCGGATGACAGGCTCAGGTCTGTACGGCTTGAAGTGGAGTCGTCCGCAAGGGACGACATGCCGGACTTCGAGGAGTTCTGCCGTAAGTACCTGGACACGCAACTGTTCAACCATCATCTTCAGTGGGTGGACTGCCTTGAGGGGCGAGAGCCCCGCAACCTGCACGAGAACCAGGTGTACATCAAGGGAGAGCCCGAGTTCCTTCTGATCAACACTCCACCGGAGCATGCGAAGTCCACGACGATCACGATGAACTATGTGACGTACCGGATCTGTGATGACCCGAACATCCGTATCATCATCGTGTCCCAGACTCAGGAGATGGCGAAGAAGTTCCTTCGAGGTATCAAGGACAGGCTCTCGTCCCCGAACCCGAACTATCGCAAGCTCCAGATCGACTTCGCTCCGGATGGAGGGTTCGCCGCCAATGCGGCGAGCTGGACTGCTGACTCCATCTATGTCAGCTCGGACCTTCGAGACTCCGGTGAGAAGGACCCGACCGTTCAGGCCCTCTCCATCGGTGGTCACATCTATGGATCCCGAGCGGACCTGATCATCCTGGACGACTGTGTCACTGGCAAGAACGCTCACGAGTATGAGAAGCAGATGGACTGGCTTCAGCGAGAGGTCTACAACCGACTCTCCTACCCTGGAGGAGTCTGCCTACTTGTGGGAACTCGACTCGCTCCGACTGATCTGTACGGAGAGATTGTCAAGGACGAGTACTACGGCGAGGAGGAGTCCCCGTGGACTTACCTGACTCAGCCTGCTGTTCTTGAGTTCGATGAGGATCCGAAGAAGTGGGTCACTCTGTGGCCATTCACCAACAGGCAGCCTGTTTCCAAGGTCGGCAAGGCTCTTGTTGAAAAGACCAAGGACGGCCTGTATCCTATGTGGACAGGCACGGCGCTCAAGAAGCGCCGAGCATCCATGAGTCCCCGAAACTGGGAACTCGTCTACATGCAGGCACAGGTGGTTGACGATGCGATCTTCCCAGAGAAGGCGGTCCTTGGTTCTGTTGACGCAGCCAGGCAGCCAGGGCCTATGCCTCCAGGTACGGCCCAGGGGCGTCCCCGTGGCCTTGAGGGTTGCTACGTCGTTGGTGGGTTCGACCCGGCGGTTACTGGTAATTCGGCTGCGGTTGTCATCGCGATGGATCGAGCTACGGGTATCCGGTGGGTACTGGATGTTTGGACCAGGCCTACGAAGCCGGATGACATCTTCGACAAGATCAAGGAGTGGACGGTAAAGTATCGCATGAACGAGTGGCGTATCGAGAAGAACGCCATGAACCTCATGGTGACCCAGAACCGAGAGATTCGGTCCTTCCTGGCATCCCGAGGATGTCTTCTGAGGGAGCACTTTACCGGAAGCAACAAGTGGGACGCGGACTTCGGAGTCGCGTCCATGTCCATGCTGTTCGATGGATACGAGAACAGGAAGCAGCTGATCCGCCTGCCCAATAAGCAGGCGGAGGGAGTCAAGGCTCTCATCGGTCAGCTTGTCACCTGGGAGCCCGACGAGCCTGGACGCAAGTCCAAGCGCAAGACCGACTGTGTCATGGCTCTCTGGTTCGCCGAGATCCGATGCAGGGAGCTTGTCGATGAGGTCAGCAAGCAGGAGGAGTACCACTACTCCAACCCTTACGCATCAGAGCGGGACAAGAGGAAGCAGGCCGTGGTCGATCTGGACTACATGGCCCAGGCTGCAATGCACGGCGACAGCACGATGAATTGGTGGTCGGGATGAAGTTCAGTGAGCGAGCAGCCGACAAGTTAGCCGGAGTGATGGGGTCGTGGAAGTTCGACCTGAGTCAGGCAGCCTTCCTTACTGCCTGGTTTGCCTGGAATGGTTTGCACATGACCGGGGCGTGGGACCTGTACCCGTTCATCCTCGCCAATCTTGTGATGAGCGCACAGGCTGCCTTTGCCACACCGATCCTGCTGATGAGTGGCAACAGGGCGGCGGCTAATGACCGCCGCACCCTACTTGAAGACGTGAAGCTTGACGCTGAGACGCTTGAGCGTATCAAGCGCATAGAGGAGAAGATCAATGAAGTTTGTAAGCCGAGCTGATCTCGGATGGCCAGCGAGTGCGGCGGCCGATTGGCCGACCGCCAAGGGTGTGAAGGTTCACTACGAGGGGACCGCTGTTCACATCGACTCGCACGATGAGTGTGTGCAGGAGTGGAAGGACATTCGCGCTTCCCACCTCGCCAACAAGGCCGAAGGGTATGTGGATGTGGCATACAACTTCGGAGTGTGCAAGCACGGGTACGTCCTTGAGGGGCGCGGAATCCGGAAGAAGACCGGAGCCAATGGCAACCAGACTCTGAACGGCGACCACTATTCGGTGGTCGCCTTCCTCGGAGACTCTGGCGATACTCAGCCTACTCCCGAGATGATCGAGGGAATCAAGGACGCAATCGCATACCTGCGCCGCAATGGAGCGGGGAATGAGATCAAGGGACACCGTGATGGATACGCCACCTCCTGCCCAGGTGAGCCCCTTTACGCTCTCGTGCGCAGTGCTGC